CAGTGGCGTGAAAGCGGTATCAGTATCGCGATTGCCAAAGGCACAACCATCGATCAGATTATCGACAAGCTCGTTACAGCGGCCACACTAGCCCCCAATGTAGAAGCCAAGTTCAGAGAGATCAACAAGCTAGCCAAGGCCAAGATCGACAACCGGCCCACGAAGCAAGGCACAACAGCGGTCAAGGCCACGGCAAAGAGCTTGAGTACAGGCTTTCAGCGCTATGCAGACATTGATCAGGCCGCACGTAAAAAACAGTTAGAGGCTCAGAAACGGGCCGCAACAGTCAAGGCAAATCAATCACCCCAAGCGATCGCGCTCGAAAAGGCTGAAATCCTGAAGGGCGCAACATTGCAGATCCTCTCTCAATTCGCGTCATCGTTTGGCATGAAAGCAATCATGAGCGATCAGGCGATCTCAATTCTGCCTGTGGGCTCAGCGTTTGACGAAGACCTAATCTATCTGACCCCTGATAGCGGTTTAATCGGTAGTCCTGAGCCTATTGAAAAGGGCGGGTATAGATTCCTATCTTTGCTCAGATATGATTTTCGGCTGTCGTCAGATGTGGCAGTCCTGAGCGACGAGGCCCAGGGCCTTTACAGAATTAAACGCATTGAATATTCAGGCCAAAGACGCGGGCAAAATTGGTATGCAACCATCGAGGCGGATCCGATATGAGAGAGATCCCAATTGAGACAAGTATCGAGTCATTCACCGATGCGGTCAAATACGAAATCAACACGGCGATACCGGCCTCTATTGTCAGCTATGACGAAGACACGCGCACGGCCACGGTCAAAGTTCACTACAGCGATCACTACGAATCAGAAGGCACGGAAGCGATCCGCGAAGATTGGCCCCCGCTGCCTGATTGCCCCGTGTTATGGCCGCGATCAAACAGCTTTGTTTTTACGTGGCCATTGCCAAAAGGCACGCCGGTCATGCTCGTGTTTTCTCAGCGTTCGCTCCAAGAATGGTCAGCGAGTGATGGCAAAACAGATGTAGGCTCATTCCTGCTCTCAACACATAATCCAGGGGACGCGGTAGTGATGCCCGGGCTCAGCCCATCGAAAAACAAAACAGGCGAAACGACAGAGATCAAGATTACGGCAAGCAATGAAGTACAGATCAAGGCTGAGAAGTTTAGATTTGGCGCATTCGACGCGTCAAAAGCTTTAGCAGTAGCAGAGAAAGCAGACGCGGCGATTCAGGCGTTAGAGGGCAAAGTGAATGCAATTATAGCGGCTGCCGTTGCGGGTGGTGGTCTTGTATTGCCTCCGCCAACTCCAATTACCCCATCACCAAGCACAGCAAGCACAAAGGCCTATACCAATGATTGATCTAGCACTCGATGAAAACGACAATCTAACTATCGGCACAGACCAAGAGATCAGCACGGTTTCAGACGGTTATGACGTGGCTCAGGCCGTCAAGATAGCGGTTCGGGCGTGGCTCAATGAGTATTTTATCGATCAGAACTTTGGCGTGGATTACCTGAAGAAAATCTTCACAAAACCCTTTAGCAAAGCCCAGGCCCAGCGTGAAATGAGGCGCGTAATCAATGCCGTTGAGGGTGTTCGCTCAATCAAAAGCCTGACCTTTGACCCTGACCTAGACAATCGACTGCTAAACATGACCTGCGAAATATACACAATTTACGGAAGCGAGACGGTCGAAGCATGACCACGTACGGGATTACAAGCACCGGATTTGTTACACGTCCTGCCTCAGTTATACGGGCCTCAACTGCTGAAGGAATCAGAGCGATCAATGGATTTGCTAATGCTCGTATCAGCACAGGCTCAATCCTCGGCCAATTGACTGATATTACCACTAACGAATTTGGCCAATTGTGGGAAGGGCTAGACGCCTTTGTTAACTCGCTGAATCGAGACAACGCCACAGGCCAAAGCCTAGACAATCTATTCGCTCTCGTATTCAAAAGCCGCGTATTGGCAACACCTAGCGATACCACGCTCACGCTTTGGACGCTCAGCGGTAACAATGTCTCAGTCCCCACAGGCACACAGACCAAACAAAGCGCGACCGGCACACTATGGGAAACCACCGCAGATGCCACGATCCCCGCTGCTGTCGATGTGTTAGAGGATTTGGACGTAAATAATATCAATTGGCAATCTGCCAACACGATCCGCTACACATTCAGCGCAACCCCTGACCTATCCACTGTGACAGTCGGCGATCTGTTTGTCGTCAGTGGTGGCACATATGCGGCCAATGAGGGCGCGTTTACAATCACTGCTGTCAATAACGGATCTGACTATATCGAGGTCACAAACCTCAGCCGGTCTGACGCTGCTGCTGATGAGGCGGCTAGCGAGGCCACAGCGGCCACAACCGACGGTTATATCACTGTAGCTGCTCAGACTGTCGAAAGTGGCGCATATGAAGCCACAGCGTATTCAATTGATGCGATCAATAACCCGATCACTGATTGGGATGGGGTTGTTAATTTGGCAGATGCCCAAACAGGCACAGACAGAGAAACGGACGCAGAGTTCCGCAATCGTGTCGAGGGTGAATTAACGATCGCCAAAGGCTCAACGCTCGAAGCTATCAAAGCGCAAATCAGATTGATTGATGGCGTGACCTATGTTTCAGCCGAAGAAAACCGGACGGCAACCACTGATGGCAATGGGAACGCTCCGCATTCTCAGCGGTTTACTGTTGTCGGTGGATTGGATCAAGACATCATCGACTGCATTGGCACGTACAAAGCAGCAGGCATCCAAACCAACGGCGGCGAATCAGGCGCATGGACAGACCCCGAAGGAAACACCGCCACAATCTATTTTGACCGTGTGGACGTTGTAGAGCCATTTGTGATTCTGAATCTGACCACTGACGCCAATTACCCCGCTGACGGTGATGATGCGGTAACTAATGCTTTGGTGGCTATCGAGTTTGAAAACGGTGAAGACGTGATCAATTACAAAGTCAAATCGGCTATTGCGGTTGCGGCGATCCCTGGCATCACAGAGATCGAATGCCTCTTGAGCTTCAGTGATCCACCAACGCTTGAGATCAATCTAACAGTGGCGAGCACTGAAATCGCGTCATTCGTGGCTGACAACATCACGGTCAACAGCTAGTGGATAACATATCAATTCGGACAGGCGTAGTGGCAGACGGTCAACGCCTGCTTTTAAGCCAATTTCGCAACGGGTCAAACGTCGAAGATTTGCTCGGTGCTTTGCTCGCAGAGGCTCAGCTATTCGAGGATGCCTGCATCCCATTGATTGAGTCATTCTGGCTTGCCAATGCGACAGGGTGGGTATTGGATCAATACGGCAAACTCGTAGGTTATGAACGGCCTAGTTATGGCCCTGCATATGACGATGATGACGCCTTTAGAATCCTGATATACGGCCAAATCGGGGCGAATGTCAGCTATGGAACGCTGCCCGATCTGTATCAGATACTCGGAGCGTTACAGCTTGGCTCGGCCTATATCGCAGACGTGTACCCTGCGGCAATCGTTGTCAACTACGAACAAACACAGCTAAGTGCTGAATATGACTTCGTTCGGGACGTGCTAGAACGTGCCACACATCCAATTGAAATAGACATAACAGAAACAACCGCTTCAGCGTTTGGGCTTTTGGGCGATGACACCGCCCTTGGCTTGAGCGTGGGCGAAATAGGGAGATCACTCTGATGGCATATACAGCCAAACCGTCAAGCCTGCCACAGTGGGCAACCAATACAGGGACAAATATCTTAACCGGCCTGACTGCAACGGCTGCACAATGGCAATCAAACGTCACTAGCGGATCTGTCACCTATGGCGTCGTTCGCTATACACTCAGTGGCTCACCTGATTTGTCAACAGTGACAGCGGGCCATGTTCTCAACGTAACCACCGGATTTGTCAACGCTGAAAACAAAGTCAGTGGTGCTGAGATCTTGACGGTCAATAACGCCTCTGATTGGGTAGAGGTCAAGTCATGGGAGCGCACAGACGCAAGCCTAGATGAGACCGGAGTCAGCGCAACATCCACCACGATCACAAGCACAGCGGCCAGAATTACTGAGCCAGGCACAGCCAAAAAGGGAGTGGGCTTTTTATCTCCTGAAAAACCAGGGGACGGGGTGTTTAATTGGCTTTTCAATCGTGCTTATCAATGGCTCAACATGCTCGATCAAAACTACCCGACAGGCTTTTTGCTTCAGGGCCGGTTAACAGCGGGCCCGGGCGTCAACATATCAGACAACGGGGATAACACGTACCTGATCGCGGGTGATGGCCTTATCTCCACCGGCACAGTCACACAAGCGAGTCATGGATTCGCCGCCAAAGACGTGATTCGGCATAACGGCACAACATGGGTCGATGCCCAGGCTAACTCAATCGCAGGCTGTACCGACGTTTGGGTGGTCACTTCAGCCCCGACAGTCAATACATTCGTAGCTGTCAAATCGGGCCGTGTAACAGTCTCAGGCCACGGCTTGACCGCAGGCACACTCTATTATCTATCTGCTGACACAGCGGCACTATTGACCACTACAAAGCCTGTTGGCAATGTGACGCGACCGCTCGGCTATTACCTGCCCTGTGTCTACGTCGAATCCGCAAACGTGTTGCATGTGCTCGGTGGTGAGCCTAAATATAACCCTGTCTATGCTGAGTACGTGGCGACGGGCAACGTAGCATTAAATACGCTTGCATTTGCGGGTATCAGCTTAAATAACGTGGGCAATACGATGCGGTTTGAACTGACAGGCGAAGAAGATGATGCCTCTGTTGCGACGGCTCGCATTAAGTTCTCAGCCATTGCAGCGGGTAATTATTCTTATGTCGATTGGAATGATGAAGGTGCGGTTTGGACGCGGGTTGCAGCCACTTCTCAAAACTATTTTAATATTGGAGATACTGACGGTGGTTCAACGGGTGACAACATGACTTGTCACGGGAAAATCATGCGCGTCAACGCTAATGAATGGCACTGCTACAGCGACTACAGCCAAAATCCCGCAAGCGGTTCCGCTCCTGAGATGGGGATCATCCGTGGGCGCACACTGACCACAGCCACAGACCTGACAAACATTGATTTTGGCTCAAGCTCAAGCAACTTTAGATTGATAGCCGGTGACTATATCCGCTTGTTAATCGATCGGATGCCTGACGCATGATAAGCACACAACTTTTGCCCTGGAATATCACGCTAGAGCGGCATTCAATGGGTCATCCTGACGAAGTGGGCAGTGTCCCATTTTGGCAGACAGAGCTTGATCAGCTAATTCGACAGAACCCATTCCCCCAATTTTGGGACGGTCTGAAATTAGAGATCTGGCACATGAACGATCCTCAATTGAAACACGATCAACCGAATGTGCTTGATTACAATCTAGGCCAAATCGGCAATCAGTCAGCCTATGGCCTGTGCTTCATGGGTGGCAAGAAACGCATCCAAATCGCTGTCTACCCTGAGCAATGGAAAGCAGATCAGACAGGCCCTAACACAATCACAGAGCGATCACGCACAATCAGCAGGCAATCACTCAGCCATGAGATCGGCCACATGTACGCGGATCAATGCGGCATATTTACAAATTACGACCGGATCAGTGCAGAGCTAACAGCGTTATTTAGACGCTATCGCACGTTTCAAGCATCAACAGAGGTTGAAGATATTGCTGAAATCTATCGTGCTTGCATGGGTGGTAATGAGGTGATCGGCACGTACAGCGACGGCAAAAAAGCGGTTCTGAGTGCTGAGCTTGTAACCCTGATGCGTGGCATGTATTGGCTTTCAACCACTCTCAGGCATCAGGTGATCTGTGACCTGTCAGTGTCGCCTGATTTTATCAGTTGGACTGTTCCAGGCTGGTTTTGGCTCAAATCTCACTATCGGCTGAATCTCCAAAAGTGGCAGCACGAGCGGTGGACGGGCTCAACGTGGGTTAAAAACTAAGCGTTTTTTTGAGACAAGATGATACAAAAAATCAATCAAAAATAGTCTCAATCCATTTGATAGCAAAGAAAAACCTGTCTCAAAATATTTCGTTTCCCCTACCCTATCTTGTACCTAAAAAAACATCAAAACAATCAAGGAGTCTGATCATGACTGAAATCATTGACATTACTACGTTTGACGAACTAGAGGCGCAGTATCCCGATATTGCAGCCCGTGTAAAAGAAGAAATCGCGGCCACGGTTCAGGCAGCAGAGCAAAAGCTCGGAGCCAAACAGGGCGAGGCAAAGAAGCTCTTTGCAACTGCAGAAGCTCAGTCAACTTTTGAAGCAGCTGCAGCAGGCATCTACAACGTGGTCGATCTGTTCGCAGGCTTCCCTGGCCCCGTTGATCAGCTCGTGACTGACATCGTTATCCCTCAATTGCCCGCACTGATTGACAAATCGGTCGAATGGTTTCACGAACAAAACATATTTCAGAAGGTGTTTTAACTATGCCCAACGTAATGATCGCCACAAAAGGCCCAAAGCAAAGCAACGGTTTATATGACATCTATTTAGATTCTTGGCAGAACTCCAATTATCTAGGCCGGATTATCGTCAACAGCGGATCCCCATCAAACCAAACATTTACAACCGTTCCCACAGCCACAGCAGGCCAGTATCAGCCATGCCCTGAGGGCGAATTCGACCTTGGCCCCATTGATTGGGCAGGCGGCAAAGGCAATTACAGCGCAATGTTTCGTGAGATTGCAAGCCCTATTTGGTGCGTGATTATGCGCAGTAGAGCAATTGGATTCCACTTAGCTGGTAACAGGCTGACAGCCCCAGGCTCCGCAGGATGCCTTGTATTTAAAACCATGACCGATCTAAAAAAGTTTGTTGAGTGGTTCAACGGTTACGGGCAGTTCACAAAGCTCTATGTCGATTGGGGCAAGGGCTACGTCAAAATCCCCGCTGATATCAAAGCCTTGAAAGCGGGGATCAAGTGATCCATGGCCGATATACCAAGCAAAGCCCCAAGCCCTGAAATAATTGCAGTAATATCATGGTTCGCACAAAACGCATGGGTAACAGGCATGGCCCTAATATTTGCGCTCGGTCGGGCCGTATTCGGTGACGTAAAAAAAGATATTGCTGAGATCAAAGAGCAGTCAGCCGGGCGCGATCAAAAACTAGATTCAATCGTTGAGAGCATCGGGCATTTGGCCCGCGAAGTCAGCGAAATTAAAGGCGAATTAAAAGTAAAAGGAAGATCGACAAAATGACCACAGACAATACACCGGCTGACAGCCACGTACGAGCAGATGATCGAGGCATTCCTCGCGAGATGCGACGCTACACTGTGACATTCGCAGCAGAAGCCGAAAAGCGCGTGATACTACCGATTGATGTTAAAGTGATGGGCGTTGAAAATGCCATTACAAGCGCCCTGCTTTTTTACGTGACCAAAATTGATGCCACAACCGTTGCCGGTGATCTTGCCGATCCAATTATCAGCAGTTCAGCAACGGACACGATACCGGCTGCAAGCGGGTCTACAGCGGGTGTTTTCCCCGTGGCCCAACAATCAGAGTTTAACTGTATTGTACTCAAGGCTTCGGGCAATGTGACGGGTGCTGTGACCCTGCGAGTGGGCGACGGCCTGCCTAATGGGCTTGGTGGCCCTGTGGAAACGGCTGAGCTTACAGCGGTGGGGGCATAATATGGTTTACATACCCGGCATTAGCGGATCAACTTTGCTCGGTGGGGCAATTGGCGGGGGTGGCTCAAGCGGTACTAATTTAGTGTCAACCGCTGACGGGCGCTTAACAACTGTCACAGCCACGCCTATTATGACGTCTAACCAATTAGCCAAAACAACGCTCTATTACACACCGTTTAAAGGCAATCAGATCGCCGTATACGCTGATGGATCTTGGTCTGTTCTGTCTTTTGCTGAGGTCTCACTGTCACTTAGTGGGTACACAGCAAGCCGGAATTACGACATTTGGGGCTATAACAATAACGGTGTGTTGGCACTCGATTCAACTGTTTGGACAAACGACACGACACGGGCCACTGCTCTAACAACTCAAGACGGCATCTACTGCAAAACAGGAGACGCTACCCGTCGTTATTTGGGTACCGTGCGGATCAATAGCACAGGCGGACAAATAGATTGGCACCTAGGCGGGGCGGCATCAGGCGGTACAAATGCGAGATTTACTATTTGGAACGCTGCGAACAGAGTTAAGTTTAATGCGGTTCTTTCAAACAGTGACGACAGTTGGACGCAAACGGGGCTTAGCGCATATCGAATAGCTGCAAATTCGTCAGTTCCTCACAGGGTTGATCTTGTTTGCGGTATTGCTAGCTTTTTTAGAGCTAAATATCACAACAAACCAAGCGCGGCCACGGCAAATATGATTGTATCTATCGGTCTTGACTCGA